GCACCACCAATAACTTCTGTTCCTGATGCTATAGAACCAGATACGATATTAAATTCTCTAACTGTGTTTCTTACATTAGGATCATTTGTAGCACCACTATCGTCTATTAGTTTATGAATACGACCATCAGAACCTGTTAAATGAAGTTCCCAGTTACCTGGATCCATTTTTTCTTTTAGTCTGCCTCTATTAAGGCTTACAGCAAATATTGTATTTGTATCTGTATCAGTTCCGCCTTCTGTCGTAAAAAATTTAGATGTGCCTTGTGGTAATAGTAAATTTCTTAATTGTCTATAGATCGCTTTTGAAGATGCAGGATCATTATCACCTGTAAGAGATCCGCTACCGTGAAAGTCACCAAAAGCAACTGAAAATTGTACAGAAGCCGTAGCATCTGTTCCTACCTCACCGTTGAAAATATCAAAATAGTGAGCGCCAGAACTACCTGTTTGTGTTGAAGATGTGAAAAACGCCTGTAAAGTTCCAACCCCACCGGACCACATACCAGATGACACAATACTTATCTGGCCTGTTTTTACATCGTTTGCTATATCAAAGTTTTGAAATACTGACATTATTTAACTCCTGTGTTTATAAATATTAACCTTTTTGGTTTTCATAAAATTTAATTTTACCTTCTGGCCAGTTCTTGTGCAATAGACTCAGCTGATATAGTTCTTCCAGACTCAATTGCTCTTTGTACAATTTCTTCAGCTGTATTTTGTGTTCTCTGTGTTACGACTGCTGTTTGTTCTCTAGCTGTAACTGCAGGATCTACTTCAGGTCGAGTACCAGTCCTTACTGATACTGGACTTCTGTTACCGTTTATTGGTCTATTTATTACACTTGGACCAGGTGTTATATTAACTGTAATTCTCTTTTGTGCTCCAGATTCTACACCTGTTACTAATATTTCTACAGATGTTGCTGATGAAACTTCTCTTGCCAAGAGTGTTGCTCTTCTTCCTGTAACTACAACAGCCCTACCTCTTCCAGAAGTATCTCTTGTGAGTGTCTCTATAGCTATATCTCTTACAGACCTAGCATCTCTAACATCAGTAACAGAGTCCTGTTCGGCTCTTATTTGAAATTCTCTAAGTGCTGATTCATATGACTCATGATCAGGACCTGCCATAAATAGTCCATCTCTCATTTGGTGAATCTCACCTATTCTAAATCCTAAACGAGCAGCTTCATCTTCAGCTTGTATTCTACTTCTTTCTATTTCTTCTGCTGATACTTGTGGCGGTCTGACTCGAGGTGCTACTGTTGCCACACGAGGCGTTACTTGAGGTGTTTGTGCTCTCGAGTCTACAGATGTTTGAGCAACTTCTCTTTCTGACATTGTTTGAGCTTCTTCACGTGTCATTGACGACATGCTTTCAGCGCCCATATTGTAATTTCTACCGTTTGCCATTATTAACCACCATCTCCTAATTCTTGATCTAGATCACCTTCAACTAATACTACGTCTTGATTATCTTGTAATTCGTAAACAAATTCTTCATCACCTAGACCACCTATTACTTCAGGACTTAAAACTGTCATAGCTCCTTCACCTGTAAGTTCTACTTCGCTAGGAAGAGAATCTCCGATCTCTGGAGTAATTAGTGATCCGATTTCTTGAGTAACTAATTTATATTTTAGTGACATATCTGATGAAAGAAATGCCTGATGTATTGGCATATTCTCTATAACGATTCCATAATTATTGGGACCTTGAGTGTTTGACTCGTTATAAAGAGAATAATCAACTTCATCGTCACCTAATGCAAATTTAGCAATAACAAAATTATTTTGTGATAGTTTTTCTCTACCTAATTTTGTTAGGACTGCGTCCACTACTAGCGATGACTTGTCCAAAAAAGACATATGTTACTCCTAACTATTATTAAGTTTGTTGTATATAATCAACAGTTACTGTAAAAGCAGCAGATGCACCATGATTAATACTAGTCACAACAACTGTAGTTGTTGGATTAGGTTGACCTGCTGATGAGCCTGCAGATGTATTATTAGGTACTGATTTTGCTCTTATTTCGCAAGATGTACCTGTTACAGTTTGGCTAATTGAATCGACGCTAGAAACATAATCAATATTGCCTGTTCCTTGCGCGCCTGTTCCAGCTCCGGTCTGCAGATAAGCTATAGAAGAATTCAGTATTGTAAACATATACTGCCCAGGTTCTTGTCCACCTAAACCTGTTAGTGTAGGTGTTACTATTTGTGCAGTTCCTGATTCTGTTTCTAGCCAGTCAACTGTTACATTGCTTAGTGCTGTAATTGTTGGTAATTTAGAAGGATTATCTGATCTTGTAATAAGTTTGTATCTCATAGTTGTATCAGGATCGACTGTAGGTTCTAATAGCGGTAAATTTTCTATTACTGTACCATAAAAGTCAGTCCCTAAAGGATGAGCTACATTCCATAAGCTGTAATCCACTTCGTCGTCAGATAGAGCAAACTTAGTAACATTAAAAGCTTGTTCGCCTCTTGATAGAAGCTCTCTGCCTTTTTTTGTTAAGACTGCGTCCAAAACTGTAGACGTGTTATTCAAGTATCCCATTTGTTTTTCTCCATAAAGATGTGTAGAACTTTTTTAATAAATATTGTTTTCTTTCAAAAAAGAGTACTATTCATTGTCTAACTCTACATCAACTAAAGTATCTCCAGATGTTGATGTAGTGACTGTATAAGGGTTAACTTCTGTTATTTCAACAGCAACCTGATTTCCTTCCGGAACAGTTAAGCCGTTTTCTGTACATCCACCATAAGCTAAATTAAATAGTCCTGTGTGTGTTGTGAACAAAGAGTCGATATCTGATTTCTTAAATGATGAAGAGTAGTGAAGACCTAATGACTTACTAACAGATGAGCTGTAGTGATAAACTCTTTCATCATTAAAGTGTGATATTATAGAACCAGTTGCAGTTGGCTGTAATATTTCAAAAAATACATTTGATCCTCCTCCTGTAAAAACTCTATTAGAAGTTGATGCATAGTCTCTTTGTAACGGCTCAATTAAAGGATTGGCATTAAAAGATCTCAACTGATCCAAAATATAAGGATTTGCAGATGATGATACTGTCCTATAATCAGATCTTTTTCCAGAAGTTGTAATTGTTTCTTGAAATGACCAAGAATGAGAATAAAGAATATCGTCTCTAGATCCAGAGTATTTTCTATAATCAGGTAATATTAATTTTCCAGTTTTTTCTTCAAAGCTTGAAGTTATAAAATTAGCAGTTCTAACAGGGCCAACAATTGGGTTTGATCGATAATAATTGTCAGAAGAAGTTAATTCTGAGTCAATAACAAATGTTATATTGCCTTTTCTAAATTCATTATCACCACTCTGCGTGTAGTGTGACATCACATCAATATTTGATTTATAATGTTTTTCTTCTAAGAAAGGTCTGTTTCCAACAATTACTTTTGGTCTTTCTAAAATAGTAGGTTCGATTAATATACCAATATTTTTCTTAGCACGAGCAGGTGACATATTTCTAAGATGATCAAATAAACTTAAATCATAATATTTTATAAGCCTTAAGTAATCCCAAAAACCAAAGCTTGTCGTCCATTTTTTCCAGTAAGTATCGGAAATCCTGTCTAATTTTCCGTGTGTATATCTATCAGAATACATATCTCGCGGATCACCTAAGTAAGAACCGAAGTCTAAATCAGCAAGTGACAATATAATATCTTCATTAATTACATCTGAAGGTGCAAAAAATATTCCTAGCTTATTGCTGTCTAGTGGTGCCCTATCATGAGAACTTAATTCTATTCTTTCTGTTGTGCTGAGCACTGGGTCAGCGCCATCTGGATATTTAAATTTTGCATTCTCAATTCTAATTTTATTTGATGTCTTGTTTAACCCTATTGAAGGAACAAAAGACTTCTGTCTATCAGAAACAGATTCAAAGTTTACTTCATCTGCAAAGCCTGATCCTGTTGCAAATACTTGTCCGCCTGTTAATGAATAATCTTTTATACCGAATGGCAATGAGTTTAAATTAATTTTGTCATCCATAGAAAATCTTAGATTCATATCGAAAAAAGAAGAACTAGGATGATTTCCATTTACAGCTTTTGGAGCTGAAACATGATTGTAAAATGCTGACTCAGAAAGAGGTGTTGACCAATATCTCCACTCCATTACAGACCCAGAAAGTCTATTACCGTATCTTGCAGTTTCTCCTCCAGACATTCCTGCATTTCCACCAATATTCCAATAGTGGTCTCCTGTAGAACTTGATGCATACCAAGAAACTAATTGGTCAGAACCAGATATTGTAAAACTTGCAGATGCTTTAGTGATAATTTCATCAACACCAGAATCATAATAACCTGCAAAAATATCAAAACTCTGTGTTAAAGATCCAGAATCAGATGATAGTGTCATATCAGAGTAGCTGCTTGTTAAGTCTGATTCTGCTCTTCTTCTTCTGACCATTACTGACCAATATTCATTATTGTAAACTGGTAATGAATCTAAGCTAGCAGAAATAAATCCTTCACTTCCGCTTATTGCAAAAGATAATTTTCCTTTTGTGTCTTGACCGTCAACATTTTTTATATAAATTGCAGATTCAATTGTGTTAGTTGTATCATATTTTCCTGCAAGTATTGTATCTCTCTCAACACCTGTTTTAAATCTAAATTCTACAGTATCATTAACTCTTTGTGTCTCTGTATTTCTGTACCACGGTGATGTTATTTTCTGTGACCCTTTAAGATGAACTGCATATGTGTACTTTTGCTTTATCTCAAACTCAGGTTGTCCGCCCTGAATCTTTGGTCCACCGTATTCTTGTATTCTTAATATAGATGTAGGTATACCATAAGCTGCAATTAGAGCTTTTAATCCTTGCTTAGTTCCTTTTGTTTTTAAAAGATACGGCATACTTGATAAAAGTCTGTTCCATATTTCTCTTGAAATATCTTGTTGTGACTTTTTAGAAAATCTAACATTGAATACACCAGTATTTGATCCTGACTCTTGCAATCCTAACTGATATTCTGGTAAGCTGACAAGATCTTTTCCTTCTAACATGTTGAAACCTAGTGATTCTGCAACTGGCTTTACGAGCTCTGCTGAAATACCTTTTGTTATATCTTCTGATCTATCATGACTGTCTGTCATTGCTTTTATGTGAGTCCAAATTATATCATAGTGGTGTCCCATCATATCCATAAATCTTATAAAAGGCTCATTATCTGAATCATAAGAAATATGAGCAGGTGTTAAATTAATAAGTCTATTCATATTCGTATTATCATAAACTGATGCAGAAGTAATTTGATTATCGAACCATGTTGTAAACTGTGAGCTAGTAACTGGATGCAGGACATACGGCGCTGTTAATGTTCCATCACCACTAGATTTAGGCGCAGCATTATCATAAATTATTCCGTTTGAAGATGACAAATAAGAAGATGATTGAAAATACATATAATTCTCAAAATCATCAAATCCATTTATAACTTTTCTCTTTTCCATATCCCAGTGTTCTTGTCTAGATAGTGATCCTGAAACTAAAGATCCTGATGCTTGACCTGTTACAGCTGGTGTTGAATTTGTACCACCTAATGACTGGCTCTTTTGTGCATACAATTCTATATTTGATAGCTTATCTTTAAAATTTCTTATTCTTTTTTCTACAGAACCAAAGTGTGAAAAATTTTCAAACTGTGTGTAGTCTACATTTACACTTACATCTAACAAACTTCCACTAAATATTTTATCTTCAATCTGTTTTCTTGTATCTAAATTTACACCGACAAGATCAGTGTGGTTTTTATATTCTGTTTCTCTTTTTCTTATTATTGGCTCTGATTCATCGAGCTTAGGTGCTTTTAATACTGTGTCAGATATTACTTCATCTATAAACGGTATTAGATCTACACTTTCATTTAAATCAGGTGTAACTTCTTGGACAATATATGCTGTGTCAAACTCTTCTACATCATCTGGCAAAGGTTCTAATAATTTATATGCTATCGAGCCAGGATAATTTGTCATATTAACAGGTTTAAAATTAATAACTAAACCTTCTTTATCCGGAGCAAATACAATTCTAGTGTAAAGATTGTCAGCGTCTTTTATTCTATACCTAACAAAAAACTGATCAAATGCTACAGACAAATCAGGTGAGTCAGAGCTTCCACTAACTGCGCCTATTGTTCCGCCGTACTCTCTATAAGATGTATTTAGTATAAGTGTGTTTCCATCAACATCTAATATCTTACCTTCAAATCTACCCATAACTTTTGAGATCTCTTCTTCTGCCTCTCTATAACCTATTTGAAATCCTGATCCAAATGTTGTGTACTTATTTACTGCAAAGTTTGATTGTATTCCGCCTTGAACATTTGCTGCGTTGTCATATTCTTCTTCTACCAATAATTCGTCTGGCCCTAAGTAGTCTTGTATTGTTAGTGCGAGAGGTGCTAACTTTGCTGTCTGATCGACTTTTACTCTTTCATTTGATGTCAATAATATGTCAATTCTAACTTTATCAACCCACAGCTCTCCAAAGCCACCGTTGCTGCCTACTACATAAATTGATGAGTTTGTATACAATCCAAAAGATGCATCATTAGGTATTACGTAGTCTACAAAAGCGTCTTCCCACTCATTAAGTTCAAAACACTCGACATACTTGCTAAATCTTTCATCAACAGAACCGTCTGTATTATATGTTGCTACATCAGTCCACTGTAATTGTGTTGCAGAATTACCATCAGCACTAATCTCACCACTTCCTTGAAACTGCCATCCTAATATTCCACCCCAGTTAAATTTACCGTTTGTAGATGTTGTTTTATTATTCTTTATTAAGTCATAAGAAGGATAATACTGTTCTTGTGTATTATAAAATTCTAAAATTAAATAGTCTGTATAAGAATTAACATAAACAGATGATCTTCTTGTATAGCTTTCTTGTGTATCATTGTCTGTTAGTGCTAAGAATGGTGTTTGTCTACAAAGCTCTAAACAAGAAATCCACTCACTTCCGTTCCAAAGCCAGCCTAATGCTTCTGAGAAATATAGTGTCGACCCGACTGTCATTATTGCAGGTATTATTAATCCTTCACCTGGTGGTGTTTTTACATTATACCACTCACCACTTTCTGTATTCCATCTCCAGCCATTTTCTTTTAAATCATTCTTAGCAGACCATTTTCCTTTGTTGACATTATACACCCAATCAGCACTTGTAAAGCTAACTTTAAAACCTTTTATTTCTAGATCATAATCATCCTGCCATCCTGTTCCTGGAGGTGTTGCGGGAAGAGGTTCTGTAGGAACTCTTCCTGTATCGAGTACTGGAAATTGTGAATATCCCATTTGAGTAGGAGTTAGTGTCGGCTTAAACATAGCGCCAATTGCTTGCCCAAGCAAAGGTGTGCTAGCGCCAGGAATAGGTGGTATAAGAGAATCACTATCTATAGGCACAACAGAACTATTAGTTAAAATATCTTCGTTCCCTACTATTTGCATCCTGTATAATATTCCATTTGGCCCTACTTTTGTGAGCAGATCATCATTTCTTCCAAACCAAATAGTGCCACCTGCAGCATCAGTTACTGATGTAATAGCAGAATTCGTTACAGTTTCTCCACTTTGACCGTCAATTCTATATGTTTTAAAACCTCCACCAGGAGAAAATATGCTTATTGCTTCTCTGCTAGTAAACTGATTTAATTCTATTTTTCTTAAGTAGTATTCTTCTATTGATAAATCACCTTTTTTAAATTTAACATCAGGAAAATTTGTGCCATCAACTTTTCTAAGAAGCTGTGTTCCGTCTTGATCTTGCTGCCTGAATGATGTGATCCTTTTCATCATTTGTATTTGCTCTTGACGTACTTCAAATGCTGAAACAATAGGTGCATCAGGTGCATAAAAAACATTTTTTCTCCAGTGATATAATCTTACTCTCGCACCTTTTCTTCCACCTTCATCAAAAACAGGTTCTGCGGGTCTGGACTTCTGTTTCCAGGAAATTCTTACTGTGTCTCCTGGCTTTGCGCCGTAACGTGCTAAAGGTCCTATTGTACTTGATGATCCTGATACACCGCCTCTATTTGTCGCTATAGCTTGATATCTGTGTTTCCACCAACTTTGATTGTAATACTCACCTGATATTCTTGGATCATCTTCACCTCTGCTTACATAATATCCTGTGTCTGCTGTTGCTGCTGCTATAAAAGCTGATTGCCTCTGCGCCAATATTTCTGGCTGATAATTTAAGTCTGGAAAATACATACAAGGAGAATTTTCTCCGTCTACACCTCCGTATGTCCAATGTGCATGATAACCAATATGTGCTGTTCCAACTTCACTCCATTTTTGGTCACCTGGTGCTGCACTCCATCCAGAAGACCATATTCTATCTCCGTACTTTTCACCAAGAATCCATATTGCTTGATTGAGTGAATTGTCCCATTGTATTATTTTCCCTTTATAATCTGTTCTTCCAACATAGTCACCAGGAACAGATAACTCATCATCAGGAATTGTAAATAATTTTCTTATTTCTCTATGTTCTGTATCTTGTATAGTAATTTGTGAAGAAAAATCATCAACAGCAATACCATCAGTAATTAAAATTGTTGATCCAATCATCTTTCTTGTGAAAGGTTCATCAGTAGGATTTAAAACAGCTTTTAATATTCTTCTTTGTACTTGATCACTAGAGTCTGGATCATGAAATCTTATTGTTCCAGCCTCTGCTATTTCTGCTGTGTCTGTTGAGTCATCTTCATTTCTTGTAAAATCACTAACAGAATTTCCTAATTCTAATTGTCCGCCTGCATACAAGAAACCTACACCTACAACAGACGACTCATTTTGTGTGTCGTAAACACCCTCAGGGAAGTGTGTGGCCCTTAATGTAATTAAGTCATTTCCCTCTCCTACGTTAGTAAGGATAAATGTTAATGTTAGTCGTTGCCATTTACCTGTTAGTTCATACTTTTGAGAGGTTTTTGTAGAGCCTTCTGCACCCCACGGTCCGGCATGTGCTAATAGCTGAACTCTAGATCCAACAGCTTCTTGATCTGCTTTTACATACAAACTAAAAGTCATCTCTTCACCTTCTATAGATCTATGAATCTTTAATAGTGGAGATAGTCCAAAAGACCTATTTGCTGATGACGGTTCTTCCGACTCTGTTGTTTGATATTCAACTCTAACACACTGATTTCCAACAGGTGTCTGCTCAATAACAGTGTCTATAGTCATTAGCGCAGAATTTTCTTGAGATATAGAGTTTACACCGTTTTTATAAACTGGATGTGGCCTCCATTGATAGTCACTATCTAATATTCTTCCTTGTAATAAATTTTGTGTTTTTTCTGCTGTGGTTAGTGTTGGCTCAACAATGTATTCTGCATTTATTGCTGGAGTTACTCTGTTTCCTAAAAAATAAGCATTATTTATTCTTAACATTCCGTTAATATATGATCTTGGAACTTCATCATAACCTATTAGAGTTACTGTATTAGAATCTTCACCTCCTGCAAACTTAACTGATTGATCATTATCAGCAAAATCATTTAAACATGTGTAAGCTGCAACCCTGAACTTTTCAAGATAGTCAGTATCATTTACAAAAGGAGGTGATAGAATTATTTCAGTTCTATCACTTGAAATTTTTGTTAGTGTCGCTTTGTCTTCTTTTGGGTAAAGTGCATCGCCTATTGAAGTTTCTGATGCAGGGTGATCATCTGAAGAAAATATTTTTCCGCTTGAGTCTTCTTCAAATCCACCTAAGTATATCTTTTCATCATTATTAACTAAAAGAGGAAATGGACTTCCAAACATATTTCTGTAAAAGCAAAATTTTACTCTAAATCTGCCTCTTCTAAATCCAAGATCTCTTAATATTTTTCCAGTATCTATTACTACAGTTGGGTAACTTAAGTCATTATCAAAGTTAGTTTCAAGTTCATTGTGATTTAAATATGTAGTTGTTATTAATGAATCATCTGCACCGAACACATTTATTCTTACATAATCATCTGTGTGCGCACCAAAACTGTGCTCTGGCCATTTAACAGAACCATACGTTTCATTTTCAAATTGAGGAAATTTTTCACTATCTCTAAAGGGTACAAAATCATTTCCTTCTGGAAGTGTTACAAATTTTGCTATCTTTTGAGGAAGTAATTGACTTCTTCTATTTTTAGGATCAATTGCCATTTACAACTCCGTAAAGTCTCTATTGATATAGTCTAATGTGTCTTCTCTTGTCCTATACCTTCTTTGATATAATTGGATATATAAGTTTTGACATATGCTAGGATACGATTCTCCTGTCACAGGATCTTCATATAATTTTATCGTATCATTCTTATCTCTCATTGTTATTTTTAATCTTTTGTTATCGTTTTCTTCAAACTCAGATTCTCTTTTCATAAAAGAATTGTGAGCTTTTTGATACTTTTGATTATATGCAACTTCATCTCTTGATTTTAGAGATTGATAGTATAAATTGTCTTTTAATTCTTCTTCATTGTATGGCATTATTGAACTACCTTAAATTGAAAATCGTTGTCTATAAATTGTACTGTTCTTGTTGCACCACTGCCGCTTTCTATTTTAAATAAAACGTTATAATATCTTTCTGGCTCTAAGCCATCAGTCCTTAGTGTAAAGAAATTACTAGTAGCATCACAACTTAATTTTGATCCACTACCAAAAGGTATTATTGTATGCTCATTTTTAGAATCAACTATAGAATAAAAACTTGATGCTGATGGGAAATATGCGCAGTCTATGTATGCAGATGATGTGCCAAAAGTCCTAGCAGGATATTTTTCTCTACCTTTAACTCTAATTTTTGAAACAGTGCCCATTTTGTATTCTCTTCTAAAGCTGTTCATAAATACATCTAAATTACCTAACTCATCAAGCGATAGTGCAGAAAGTGAACCTGTTGTCCATACTGCATCATCCCACTGAGCTTCAAGAGTCGGTTTAAATATTGTGTGTGAGTCACTTGAAAAGAATTTAAGTGTGCCAAAATTTAAGACTGAGTCTTCAATAGTTGTAGGCCTTTTAATTAAAAATCCTTCATTAGACTGGCTTCCTGCTATAAGAGTGTTTACCATGTCTGTGACATCAATTCTAGCATCAGATCCTGTTTTTGAAAAAGAAAAAGATGATGAAAAATGAGATCCAGAAAAATATGTTGCACCCCAGTCAGCCTGGCTACCAGACTTCCATTCTAAAGATTCAGATACACCTGTTCTATATCTCCAACTAACACCTTCTTCTACATTTGGGTCATCTGATAATTTGCCATCGCCTTCTGTCCAGCTTTGTGAGACAACATAAACTTCTATGTCATTATTATCTCTAGTTAATTCAAATGCTCCTGCATCATACAAGTTTAAAAAGTACTTTACATCTGAACCTATTGTACCATCTGATCTAGACCTAGAAAATTCTGTGAGCGGAAACTTCATAACTGCTCTTTGTATTGCACTAGTCGAAGTGCCTTCTGCTTGAAAAGATTTTCCTACTTCAAGTATCTCATCACCTCCAAAGTTTTGTGCGCTTGATGTAGCAATAACAGCTGCACCTCTTCTTAGTGTTGAATCTTTAGTTGGTTTTTTAAAAAGATGTGCCATTAATAATCTCCTAAACACTTACCAACAATATCAATATCTGGAAATTTAACTTCAAATATTGATGGGTCCAAAGATGGATAAACAATACCACTTTTTATTGCTGTTGATATGTCAAAAATATTTCCACTATAACCAGAAGCTTTTTCAAATTTATTAGTTATCACTATCAAATTACCATCAGGATTTTCAGAAACTGGTGGAACAACACTGTTTACACCGTCAACTAAAGAAATCTGATATGCTACGTCAGAAAGGATTATTGGCTGATTAATTTGCCACTTATCAACATTAAAATATTCTTTTACTTTTTGAATACATTGAAATATGACTTCTTCTTTATTATAGCCTCTTTTTGCATAGATTGTAAATCTTACACCGATATTAATAACATAAGCGTTTTTTAAATTTATAGCGTCAGTTAATATTCTATATTGCCCTAAATAGGACTTTATATTTCGCTTTGTTGCTTCATTTACATTTACTAATTGTTTGTTATTATTATATCCTAGTACATAAAAATTAAGTGCCATCGGATTAGGAACTCTAACTTCCAAATCAGAAACTTTTAATGATTCACCTTTTTCAACAAATTCTTCCATTAACACTTCAGGTGTTAAGACATCTCCTTGTATTACACCTTCACCTGAGTTTAGTTGGTCATCTTGTGTTATATAAACTTTTGAAACATTACCAAACTTTGCAGGTAAACTATAAATTCTCGTCACGTAGTCTTGCTTTGTTACAGCTCTTGACTGTGCTTGAAAATATTGTTTTACATTTTCTTTTATTTCATCTATTGTTTCTGCTCCTTTACCTCCTGTTGCAGGTGAATCGTTATTCACAGATATTGATGCAAATGATTCATTCACTAGAGCTGTGTCAAGTCCTGTATTATTTATATCTGCTGTTACACTTCTTAGAGAAGAAATTGAGTTTGACGGAACATTATCATCAACCCCACCACCAACAGAATATTTCACAGTTAGCGTTGTGTTTGCAGGTGCTACACCATAAACTGCAGTTTCTAAAAAGTTTGCAGGATCTAATGCAGAATTAGAATTTAAAAAGTCAGAATTAACATTTGAATTACCAACTGTTGATGGGTTAGGAATTACTTCTTCATCGTTTTCTGTCGCTGTTCCTGATCCAAATCTTAATTGGTAAGATCCGTCTGATTTAACATAAGACTTATACCTCTTTTTTGTTCTCAACAATTTGATCATATAAGGTGTTGTGTCATTGTATGCTGCTAAATTAGGATCAAATTCTGCATCATTTCTAACTTCTTCGTAAACTAAATCTTGTGCCAATGATTCTACTTGATACCATTTATTTCCATCACTATCAACAACAGATATTATTTCTAAAACATTTTTATTTCCTAATGTTAACATGTCATAAGCTTTTGCACTACCAAATGAAAATGTTTCTGTAATAACTTCGCCACTAACAGCTCTTGCTTGTTTTTTAAGTAAATATTTTGAAGGTGTACTAGTATTATCTACCTCATATATTGAAACTTCTACAGGATCTACAGAACCTGATGTGCTAAAGTCAACTTCGCTAACTGTTCTAAAAGTTTTACCATACTGATCAGATGCAATTACAGTTCCTTCTTTAATTCGATGACCATACCTAAAGTCTGGCGTTACAGTGTCTCCAGAGCCTCTTGCAGGAACTGTCTGAAAAAAGTCTACTGTAACATTTGAAGGAGTTGAAACTTTTGGTCTATATCCGTAAGACTGTGCTATATCAAAAACAGTTTTTCTTTCTTCTGCGTAAGCTAACAAAGACTCACGAAATTGCTCATCAATATAAAATGACAATATGTCACCAACATAAGCTGCCATTTCAATAAACATCATTCCAGGACTTGTTTCATTAAAGTCTGAATATGATCCTGGAAAGTAAGTTTTTGCATACTCAATTAGATCACTTCTTAAACCTGTAAAGTCTTTATTTAAAAAGTTTATGTCTTTAGGTCTTTGTTGGTCAATAGCCATTTTATCCTCCAGCCCTAGCTAAATTAAGTGTAATAGAATCTGTAGCACCAGGGTCTATAGAAGTAGAAAACGTCAAACTAATATTCACAAGATTTTCTTCTTCAGTCAAATCTACAGTTATATTTTTTATTACTACGTGAGGAAGCCATTTATCTACAGCTTCTCTAATTGATACATCTATCTTGCTTCCTAGCGTATCATCCATTGGTTCAAAAAGAACATTAAATAATTCACACCCTAGTTCAGGTTGATTAATTCTTTCTCCCTTTACAGTTAGCAATAAGTTTTTTAAATTAGACTTTGTTTGCTCGCTTAAAGTTTTTGTAGATTTAAACCAACCATTTTTGCCAAGTGAAAACGGAAGTGACACACCTATAAATGTATCAGGATCTTTGTCACGTGTTCTTACTGCTGCGTTTCTTGGATTTTCTAAAGCCATTATTTTAATTTTCCTTTAGGGTTTAACAAGCCTTTAAGTAAATTACCTGTAAGTGTTCTGAATCTACCTTGTAGTTCTCGAGACCTGCCCCGTGTAGTTAAATATCTACCAGCTCGAGAAGTTGACAATCCTATCTCTAAATCATTTTTCATTTCTTTATATAAACGATCACGTTCAATCTGATTCGGTGTTTTACTAATTTCTTCAAGCCTGTCAGCAATAAACATAAAAGACTTCCTCTCTAAGATAGGTTGCCCTGTGTCTCCGAAAGAGACTTCTGCTCTCGTTACATAATCATGTATTGCATTTCCATCTTTTGTAGCTTCTTTTATATTGCTACGCATTTCTTTTATTTTTGCTTTCGTCTTCAGAAACTTATTCTGATTTGTATGCTCATGCTTTATATTAGATAAATTACGAATTAAACGTCTAAGACTTAGTGCCATGCTTTTTCTCTATTGCTTTTATAACTTTTGCTGAGTGTCCACTCATTGCTTTTTTCATAAAGTCAGGCATTGGTCCTGCAGGTTGGGCAGGTGTAGGTTGTGCTAGCTCACTCATTCTTTCTGTTGTATATGCTCCGCCTCCCATAGTCGGTACTGGCTCTCCTGAAATTCCACCCTGAGTTTCATTTAAAATCTTATTTAACACAGGGTCTTTAGCTAGCTGCTTTTCTTCTTTTGGTTCTTCCATATAGCTAGGAACATTGTCTTCCATGCTTAGCTGACCGTTCTTTTGTGGTGCTGGATTCACTATTTCCTGAATGACAACTTTAATTTGTTTGGCCACTTCTTTTTCTACAGCTTCTTTTATTATTTTCTTTAGAACTGTTATTGTATTTGCTTTCATTTTATCACCTTTATTTTTACTCTATGAAATCTGCTGTTGCTTGAATATCTTCAATTCGTGTTAAGCATGCAGATATGTCAACTATTTGTGCATCTAATATTGCTCTCATTTCTTGTTCAGAAATTGTTGCGTTCTCAGATTGTCCTGATGCTCCTTCATCACAAACCATCCAACCTTCGCCAGGTATCTCAAAAGATTCTACTTGATATGTTGCATCTTCTTCTTGTTCTACTTCTGGTGGTATGGGTCCAACAAAAACTTTTTGATTTTCAAACTCTACACAGCCACCTGTAATTAAGTCACCAACTTTTAGTGTCAGTCCTGGCTTTAAATATAAGTCTAAGTCATCATTTAGTGCAGCAACTTCTGCATCTAAATCAGAGCCGTATCTTCCTGCGCTTCCGTCTCCCATATCACCTTTTCTTTTACCTTCTATCCATGTGCCTCCTAAAGCTTCACAATCTTCTTTTGTTAAACCGTCTTCCAATCCTCTTTGATTAGCACATGCCTGTATCATTGCAGATAACGTCGCTATTAATGTTGGTAAAATTCTATTTGCGTCTAATATAGATCTTGCAAGTGTATCTATCATTTGTGCCAAGCCTAAAACCATTTGTTTTATCATCATATAAACAAGAGCGAGTTTAACCGCTTTGCCAACCATAAATATGCTTTCAATTATTCTTATTACTCTTTTTACAGTATTAACTGCTGTTCTAACTGCTTGGACTACTCTTCTAATTTGTGATAATATTCGCTGTATGTCTCTTACAAGCTGTAATAATTTTTGTGCTTCTGGCCTGTACTTACAAACATCTCCTTCAGGATCATACTTTGCTTTATCTGCGAGCATTTGAACTTTTGAAACAAGCTTTGTTTGTAGTGAAGTTATTTCATTAATTTTTTCTTGTATAGGGACCCACCAAGTCATATCTAATCCTGGTATGTCTAAATCTAAATCAAGGTCTATATCAATATCAATTACTCTTTTCGTATCTGCCCTAACATTTCCAGCTAGCTCTTGTAAGCTGCAATAGTCATCTTCACCACCTCCGACTGGTGATACTACAGAGCCGTCCGGTCCGACTCGATATCCTGGGCCTGGAACTTGAAATGGTGCTTCATAAACAGTACCATCCGGTCCTATTACTGTTCCGTTGACAATTAAGTCACCTGGTAATAATTCTGCGTCTGCTCCGAACAACCTCACTTCGCCACCATAACCTGCGTGTATTACTTCGGCGGTTTCACCCTCACAAACTTCCCATCCTGGTTCTACAATAAAAAACGGTTCAGGAGCAATCAATTTAGTTCCAATTGGTGTCGTAACTAACGGATCCATTTCTAACTGATCATCTCCAATATCAAAAATTTCTGCAACTGCTTTATTTTGTTTTTCCTCTTCTTCTGTTATAGTTGCTTTTGTAAAACTGTTTGAAACTTTAATTGCACATCCGCTAAGCACTTGATCTCCCATGAGAAGTTTAGCACCACCAGATAATGTTCTCCTAAGGCTTGTTATATTATTACAATCTAACATTACTTACCCTGCTTAGAAACATAAACGTGTTTACTTAACAATGCTTCTTTTAAATTTTGTTTACTAAATTTTCCACCTGGTCCGAATAATGCAACCATACCAGCTCCAGCTTTCTGTTTTAATGGATCAATACTTGGGGCTCCTGCAAGTGGACTTATTCCTGTACCTGACTGTAAATCTGTTCCTGCAGATTGTAACGACTGAGCCATATAAAATAGTAGATCAACTAGTGCATCACCTAAAACAGCAGGCTGAACGCCTACAGATTCTTCAGGTGCACCAACATAAACTCTTTTTCCAACAATGTTTGTGTCGTTTTGAGAAATTAAATTTAGATTAAATCCTGAATATAGATTAATATTATTTTTTTCTCCGCCTTTTGTGTTAAAAATTAGCCTGTCAGCATTTATTAAGATTTGTTTTCCAGAATGATTTGCAGGTGTTATAAGTTCATTGACAGTTCTCGCAGGGCTTAATTTTATTTCTTCTTTTTCTGTCATATAAATTGAAGTTGCATCATTTATAATATTTTCTTCTTTTGGTTCATTAACTCTTTTGTCATCTTCATCAGGATTTGCTATCCTTATTTTTATAACTGATCCAGACTTACTTTTTGTATTGTCATTTTTTCCTAATTTAATTGATTGTCTTTCTCTTCCATCAATTACAATATCACCTGCTGTTTGTCTCGTCGGCCTACCAGGCTCTGGGAAAAAACCTTTTAATGTGTCTTCATAATCTTTTTTATCATAATTACGCTGTGTGCTTCCTACATCTGTAGCACCTACAACAGAATTATGATTTAATGATCTACTAATATTGATAGGATTAAAATAAAAAGCTTGGTCTGCAAAGCATATAATAGCTACCAATTCACCATAAACAGGATATTTTTTTATATTTGCTTCGAGAGGAAATACCCAGTCTGAAGGCAGATCGAATCCATCAAAACACTTTACTTGTATGCAACCAATATGTCTCTCATCTATATCTTTTATTGCATTAATATCTTTTTCATTATAAACTACTGCTTTTACTTCAGCTGCAATAATTTGAATTGATGCTGTTTTGGACTTATCAACTATATCTAAGCCAATATCTCTTGCACGCTTTTCAGTGACTATATCGTCAGAAAATTCCACAGGATTGAGCTTATTGACTTTATCTATCCAGATTCCGCCGTAACGTTCGACAGTGTTGCTAGACATTTACTACTCCTGTATTTGTAGGTTTATATCATCTACCTCATTTTGTATTGTTTCTGTTGCTTTGCTTATTCTGTCGAGAATACCTTTTTTCTCTTCATCAGAAAGTCCAAATTCAGTAGAATCAGACTTACCTTCAACAGACATTACGCGTTGTACAACTGCGGCAAGTTTTACTAGAAGTTCATCATTTCTTATATTAGCTTCTGTGAAGTCACTGATCATTGGAAATAATTGAATTGCAGTATTTGGATCTTTAATAAAGACCATTAGCTCTTGTATTAAGCTCTCAATCTGAATTTTATTTCTTTTTGTATTATCATCGATCTTTTTGAAAAGATCTGAAAGATTCATACCCTCATATATTTCATAATCATTAGACATAAAACTAGCCTTTTGATTATAAATATAGAGAAAATTAATATATTCTCATAGATCCTGATGTTGAGATAATGCCTTTATGTTCCCATTGGTGGTTAAGCGACTTGTAATGATTTCTCATAACATTGAGAACTTTTGTTATGTGTTGTGTCTGAGCACCAGATATTTCTCTTAACAAGATGTATAATGCTTTTTTATTAAAGATCTCTATACTTTCAACACGTGACATTAAATCTAAAATAGAATATGCAATCTTAATATCTCTCTGCTTCTTAAAAACTTTCTCAGCATTATCTTGCCAGTAATCAATGACAGAGTCAAAAAACATTTTTTTATCTTCTTGCTCGATTGTTTTTTCTTCATAGACAACTTTCTTAACATCTTTGTGTTTTAAGTCAATCACATCAGTATGAGTTTTCATTTTCTTATAATTTGCATTATTGTGGCATATTAGCCAGTTCTTTACAACAACACTAAAATAACTAAAAGCTTTGCCTTTGCCTTGTTTATATTTGTCTAGACGTGTTATCATAAAAGATATTACTTCATGCTTGACAGTTTCTGTAGGCACATCAAAATGATAAAACTTAAATGTGTGAATTATGTTTTCACATAGTTTTTCAAATGGCTGACGTAGGTGTGCATTATAAATTGTATTCTTTTCTCTCCAATCGTCTGTGGCATTATAGTCAATGATTGCTTGCTCTGTCCCTTCGTGAAAATACATTCTTGTTTTTGATTTTTTACGCGGCATTATTTTTTTCCTTCTAGTAAGTTGTCTAGTTTATCAATTTCTTCTTTTAACATTTGAAATGTAGAACCGGTTTCGTCATCAGATTCAAATGCTCCTAATGTGTCAATTTCTTTCATCGTTTTTATTGTGTCTTGTATTGTCAAATAAGTTCCATCTAAAACTTGCTCTAAAAAATCAACTTTATTATACAAGTTTGTTATTACATACAATTGTACAATTGATACGACTCCAAAAAATATTAATCCTATTGTCTCAATCATTTTCAAATAACCCTTTTAGTTTGCTTACATCTAAGTTTTTTACTAGCTCTTCTTCTTGAGACTCACCTTTCATATACTTAGGAAAGTCTATACGAGACTCACCTGATAACATAAAAGTTTCTTTCTCTTGCCTTGCTGCAGAGCAATCTGCAAAATGTATAATATGAGGCAAATTAGTTTTCATTGCCTTCCATTCTGCACCTTCCATAAAGTAAGATGTGTTTTGTTCATTATACAATCCATCAGCAAGTCTAACACCCAAGTATTCTGATTCTGACATAGTAATATTAAATTGATTTAATATCCATATTGCTCTATCAGTAACTGTCATGTAATGTATTGCAGGATTGTGGTTATAATATTCTTGTAATTTTTTAGCACGCCATTCATCTGTGTTTGGAGAATAATAATCATCATCCATATTGCCTATCTTTCCGAGGTCATGGAACATAGCTGCAAATACAACGGACTCAGCTGATATATCATCAACGTACATACCCTGTGCTTTGAATAGCTCATAGTAACTTAGCGACCACTGTATTATATTAAGAATGTGTGCTACATAACCTCCTGGAAATGCATTGTGATACCAAGCCCTTCCAGATGCTGGTGCTAAAACCATTCTTTCTTCAAAGTGTTCATGAAGTAATTTTATCTTTTCTAGACGTTCACCTGTAAAGTGTGTCTCTATAACTTTTTGTAACTCAGACCAATTCTCTTGTATCTGATCTGCATTTGGTCTCATACTTTCTCCTTAGTCCAATTTAATTTAAAAATATCTACATTTGTAAATTTATACGGCTTAACATTTTCAGATTCTAATATGTCTACAACATTAACCCATTTAGCATTCATTGTGTCTCTTACTTGATAGACACCGTCTTTTCCGTCTGTTCCTTTTAATAAAACAAAATCACCATAGTCAAACGGTCCTCCCCATCTTTTAAGTAAGTTACGAGAAAGAGCAACAAATTTATATCGTGATGCATGGTGTATCCTTATTCTAGTTCCATCAGCTGTAATGTTTGGTGTGTCATCACACTGTATTGTGTTTGGTTGATACATTGTTACGTCAACTTTAATACCGTGCTGATAGAATTCTGAGAGTCGCAACGACAACTCTTTGTTTTGATTTGCAAGAAACTCATAGTGTTGATGATATGTGTCTTTATTTGCCTTCATAAAACGAGTTGCTACATAACCATTTATCGTGGTTATCAATGCTAGTACTATTAGATATTTGCTTAAGTTTTGCATGGCGTGCTCTCCTTTAATTTGTTATATAAATCTAACACTTTTTTACGTAAAAGTAAAGGCTTTTTTTTGCTTTTTTTAAAGTTTTTTTAATCAATTTCTAGATTATAGTTTTTAGATAATTCTATTTTCTCTTGTTGTCTTGATTTTTTCTTTTTTGATTTGTGTGCTTTCGTCGTCGGTATCGGAAAGTCAGACATTTTTGGTTTGTAGACTTTTTTCATAACTACTCCCAATCATCATCTGATTCGACGAATTGGTCATAACCTTGATCTAAATTTTCATCGTCCATTTGTAGATCATCTAATAGTAATTCTATAGCTGCCCAGTCTTTATCATACAATGCAGCTTCTAAGCGTATTATTATATCTTCTCGCTTCATAATATATGTCTCCTGCTGGTTCCCTACTAAGTATGGATAATCAGGTAAAATTAAACTGCTTATTGTTGTAGAATCTTTGTCAACATTATATTGTATATTAATCATTACGCCTCTGCAAGTTTGTAATTTAAAGCTGGATATTTTTCACTTCTCATATTATTTACTTCTTGCCAATAATCAAATATCATATGCTCAAGTATTTCTTGTGCGCAAGCATTAATATCTGTTGTTGCAAACTCTTTTTTTAATTCGACAACGTCGGGCAATATCTTCCAGAGTTTTATTAACTCATTTTGTATTATTCCAAAGTCTAGTATTGGTGCAGCTTGATCTATCATTTTCTTTTCCCTATACATTTAAATATCTTCCTCTTCCTGTTTAGGCGTATCTGGCATTTTTATTATTTGAATTTTCATTTCTTCTAATTTGTTGATCCACTCTTCTAACAATTCTATTATTTTATTTTTTGTCACATCATGATCATCGTTGTCTAATATCTTATCGACCCATTTTTTATATGTGCCTAGAAAACCAGACAACCATATTGCTATTTCAGACCTTTCTTCAGGCCAAGACTTCTTCATTATAGTCTCCTTAATTAAATTTGAAGAATAACTTATATCTAATCTTTCTAGAAATAAAGTATAGATTTATTAGTGCTTTATACAATAAGTCTAAAGCTTTATTTTTTGTTGTGAACTCTATTTCATCAATAATAATTGTATTATCTTTTGATGGGCCGTGCTTTTCTATAGTGTGCCTATGCGACCAGAATTTAATTCCAAAGAAATTTCCGTCCTTAAGAATATCATTGAAATACAGTTTATTTCTGTCAGTGGTGTATGTTACAACTTTAAAAGTTATCAATCGTGATAACATTAGTATTTTTGTTATTGCGCCACGTCTTAGTCCTCTGTGATGCACAACTTCACAACCTGCTGGCGTTAAGTATCTCAACAATTTTCCTTCTTTGTTTGTAAATTGTTTTTTAACAATCCAAAATGATTTATTTTTTAATACAGTTGTGAACTTCATAATTTTATTATTTCCAATAAATATCGCGCCGCAGTCCCTTAAGTAATAAAGCTTCCTCTATTTTTTCTGCTATCACTTTTCTAGCTGCAGAAGAGCATAAGTTAGTTTGTGTATCTGAAAATTTTTCTAATACTTCTTCAATCACTTTTTTATCTATTGTTATTTCTATTTTCTTTGACATATTACCCCCATACCATAAAATAGCAATACACACCAGCAAGAAAAATCCATACAGCTATTTTTAAATATTCCATAAGTTCATCTTGACGTGTAAACTTTACTGGACGTTTTCTTTTTTCCACTCTATCCCAATCACCTAAACGTCCCATTACGCACTCCACTTCTTATCATCTTCATAATCCTCATGGAGAAGTTGTTTATACTCCTCATCTTTATTAGTTATACTGTCATATAACCATTTTATATACCAACGAACTCTAGCACCAAGTTCCATATCATTTGGATATTTATCCACCATGTCTCTTATGATTTTTATAGGTTGTTTCATTCCATTATCCAGCCTTCATTTATAAAATTCTGAGCCTTCTTATATTTTATTACTTTAACAGCGTCTCCCTTTTTAAGAGTCACTAGTTGATTACGACCTATTTTCTTTTCAGTACGTCGTATTGTTGTGTTTACTTTTCTGTCCATACATACTACTCCATTTAAATGATCAATTTCATGCTGTACACATACAGCCTCTAACATTCTGAGCTCTTTGTCATTTTTTAATTTCTTTTTATCTTCCCAGCTACCTGCACCAGTTTCACCTGTCTCTACTCCTGTGAATATCCAGCTTCCTTCTACTTGTTCTGTCTTTACCTCGATCGTCTCGTACCGTTTGGTTCGTACTCCTTTGCCAGGGTAAGATAAACAACCTTCATAATAATTAATCTCATTTTCTTTCTTAACAATCTTCGGGTTGATGAGTACCAAAGGTTCACGAACATTGACAACGGCCACTTGTGCATCAATTCCCACTTGATTAGCTGCCAACCCAATGCCGTCTTTTCTTTCGACAAGTATCTGAAATAGTTCTTTTGCAATAACCAATCCTTCTTCAACTGTAACCTCCTTGAGCTTTTTATTTATGATAGGATTATCTTCTTTAAAACAATTAATTACTTTGGCCATTTAACTCCCGGTTTCATCCAAGAAGTAGCACCAACTTTGTTTACATATAGTTGAGCATCTTCATCATTACGTGCTAAAAACTTTACAGGTACAGAGTCTTTACCTTTACCTTCAAGATAAGTGTATTCTCCATAACCTCTCCATTGACTTTTACTTTTCTTTTTTGGCATTATAGTTCTCCTTAACTTCTTTCCAAAGTTCGTTAATAGATTTAGTATCTCCACCTTGTTTTATGAAGGCTTCTTTTCTTGTCATTATAGTGAGCGGAACATCAGCCAAACCTGGTGGACGTCCCCATTCATCACACATAATCTGTTCTTCTAACCATTCTTTTTTAGTCATTATTTTCCTGCCTTGTGATTTAAGAAATCTTTTTGCGCTTCAATTGCCTTCTTAAGCTCTTTCTTCTCAGCTGCCATCTTTATAAGCTTCTTATTTTCTTTTTTTCTTTTAACTTCTTTTGCAGCAAGTCTTTCTTTCTTAATAGCATCAACGTCTGTGACTGGCCTCTTACCTTTTAGTTTCGGCTGCTCCACACCCTTGTGGTAGACGTTGCCGGCTTTGTCTACAAATTCCTTCATCCACCTCCACCCACGTGGACGTCCAGTTGATTTAGCAGATGCACCTTTTCCAAATAGTCTGTCTCTTTCAGAGTCAGACATTAGACTTAAACACTTTCTCATTGTAGCTGTACTACTTAGTACTGATACAGAATTTAAGCTGACGTTTGCAACAGGTTCACCTGTTTCTCTGCAATCCATATAAGCTACTTCATCTATAAAGTAACCACCATTTTTCTTGAATGTTTCTGATTGATTCATAAAAACTCCTTTATTTTAAATTATGCTAAGTCGCCATACATTAGCAGTGAACATGTAACCAATTCATCACCGTCAGTCCACAATCTATTTTCTGGTAGATCATTGTATTCTCTGTAGACTTCGCCAGTTGTGTCGTTCGATATTTGTGTGATCTCTATTTCACCATTTGATTCATACCACTCTACGACGATAACGTAATTATTAGCTAGTGCTTCATCACGTTCTGGGTGTGTAATTAATTTACTTTCAAATAGCAGCTGTGCTACTGTGGTTTCTCTAATACCAGAGCCAACCTCATCAACTGCGATATTATCATTAGATCTAAAGCATTTTTCTTGCATATTTAAACTCATTAATAACCTCTTATTTATTATACCCTAATCTAGCCCTTTTTAGGGACAAAGTAAAGGCTTTTTTTTACTTTTTTTTATTTTTTTTACTTAAGTCTCTTAAATCTACTGCGCCTTTAGGTAAGTCTCTATCATCATAATGATGCCCATCATTTCCGTTTTGTCCTATAATATCCATTCGTTGTTCATCTTCTTCGGTATATAACAGCTCTTTTTTTGGTTTTTCTTTGTACATTTCCCACCAACGCTTCTTGGTTTTGTTTTTTTGTTTTGAAACTACAGGGACACCTGCACTTAACTCAAATGCCATATTTGCCGCAATAACTAGTGATACTGCTAACGGGTCAAATACAAATATCAATATGAATATAAAGAATTTTACAACTGTGTCTATCTCAGTGTTAAAAACTCTAGCAAGATATATTGCAGGACCAACATCAATTCCTGTGTCTACGAGTATCGCTTTAAGATCACCGATTTCTTGCTTCACATCTAATGTAGATTGATTGAGCTCATCTATTTTTGGTTGATATTCTTCTCGTAGTTTTTTACGTGCTGTACGATAGTTGTCTGGTAGTTCTGCTATGGCATCTTCTAATTCTTGTTTTAGAAATATCTTATCTTCATTTAACTGTGCCAAACGATCTTCTTTAAACATTAACACAGTAGATTGTTTTTCAAACTCTGTCGTAGCACCTTGATATGCATTTGACAGATATCCGAATATACCAGCTGATGTAATCAAAATAAGAATTAATGTGCCGACTAATAAATAGTTTTTAAGAAACGTAGGTACCGTCTTCCAATATCTGTAGAGAAACGAGGCTGTAACAAGCTTGGCAAACTCTAAAGAGCCTGCCATAATAACCACACTCGTTTGAGCGCCGGCAAATAGTTTTGATAATCCAAATACAGAGAAAAATGCTGCACTGATTGCAACAGCTCCAGCTGCAGCAGCTACTAGGTACGGAAATATTCTTGAGTTTACAAAATCCATATAATATTAAATATCGACAAATTCAGCTTCTAATATGTTTTGACAAAAGTAATATTCGTTGTTATTTTTAAGAACTATATCTGCATTCCATTGTTTCTTCCAAAAGTCCACACCTTTAACATCAGAGCTCGGGACAGATTGTTTTCCTTTTACAAGGTACAACTGCCCCGAAACTTCGATGATTTGTTTCATTACAAAGCCACCCTAAGCCTACACACAATTCCCGTTATCCTTTGGATATAGTGTAAGAAACGGAAAATCACCTCTTTGTAATTAAACATTATAACCTTATCCTATTTTGACAAATGTCTTTTTAGGTTTTTCTGGCTCAATCTTCGGTATCTCAATGGATAAAATCCCATCTTTGAAATTAGCCGAAATATTATCACCGTCAAGTGATTCACCTAGTGTGAACTTCCTCTCAAAAGCAGAATGCTTTAACTCACGCCTGAGAACTGTAGCTTGGGTATCTTCATCAAAACCGTGCTTACTGCCTTTTATTGTCATAACACCATCTTCAACCTCGACATCAAGATTCTTCTTGTCTATCCCAGGAATTTCAGCAACTACGCCAACTTTATTTTCATACTCATACACATTAACTTTTGGATATGCTGTACTAGAAAATGGGTTAACTCCAACAGTCTGTGCGACTTCTGGAAAGTTCGTTTCAAACATACTATCAAACATCTTATCAAAAGGTGCTAGAAAGTCGTCTCTTTTAATTACTAAGCTCATTGTTTTTCTCCTTATGTTATTCTTATGAACTAACTTGAATACCTAACCAATTAGCGTATTCATAGTATATAGAGAAAAAACTATGCCAAACCTCACTATATGTCATAATGACATCCTTTTTTTTAAAACTATTTTTTTATATGTCATAATGACATTATCTTAATTCTGCGCCAATAACTTTTGCACATGTTCTTATTCTATCATCCCATTTATTTCTTTTTATAGAATCTAAAATTTGTTGTGACTGTGATCTGTTAAACGGCTTATCGATAACTTTTTCTCCAGAAGTGATAACTGTGTTATCAGACTTTGCGCATGTCTCGAGAAATTGTAACACTTCTTGGAACTGATTGTATGCTTGAACATTTGCACCAATATTTCTAGTCTGAAGTGTCAATAATATGTACTGGTCGTATCCCGATAATTTATTGTATTCCATTTTATGCCTTTATGTTTAAGTTAGAAAATTGTAGTAGTATGATTGCTACTGCTAATATTATTGAAATTATTGTGTGCCATCCTGGCAGCTCTTTTAAAATTAATGCTGTCATTATTCCAAAGATAACTGTTCCTAGCCCGAATCCCATCATCCTAATATTCCAAACACCACCAAAGATGTTGTAAGATAAGAATGCAGCTTTCCACAAAAGCCATCCGATCGGAACTCCCATAAGTATTACTATAAAATCATTGTTCAATATCTGTCCTATTCGGCCTGATAGAAACTGTCCTTGTATTTGATACCACGCGATCACGTTTGCTACTATCAGATAAACTATTAATGTTGTAATTTGATTCATATTCCTAAAATTTCCTCTTCATCTTCTTGCTCTCTCATTTTCATATGTTCTTCTTTCAGCTTGTCCATTTTTTCTTGATCGTCTAACAGCACTTGATATATTGTTCTAAATAATTCTTTTATTGATAGCCATAAAGATTTCATGTTTGTTTGTCTCATTTGTGTGTGTGAAAAAATTTCTTTTTGTTCATAGTCTTCAACAGCTTATTGATTTCACTAACTTCATCTTCAATCATGTCAATAGACTTTATCATTGCTTTATACTGTCTGTCTAGCTTAACATCTATTTCCTCTGTGGTGTCGAATAAATCATCTAGATCTACATTGATTGCTGCCATTCTATTTTGTGTTAAGTTTACTGATGATGCAAACTCATCTATAGTTACCATTCTATTTAATTTGGCATCTATATCTCTTTGCATTTTTATTAATGCTTCATCTGCAAGTTGACCAGATTCTATAAGTTGCCCTAAGAACGTAATGTCATCCAATATCTTTCTTAACTGTTTGACGTAACTCTGTATTGTTTTTGGATCATTTAAATCCGTAAACACAGCAACTTTATTATCAGTCTCTTTGTATTGTTTATCCAATTCTTCTACACGATCATTTGCTTTTTGTACACCAAGATATAATCCTGACGTAAAGCAAAATAGTGCACATGATGCTATTGCTATTACTTGTTTCATAATTTTACCTCAAATCCTATTTTAGCTTTATAAAATTCTTTACCTTGTAACTTTGATATTTCACCTAAGTTGTATATTCTAATCTTATCTGTTAAGGGATACGACGTTTTAAATTTGTTTTCAAACTCAAATGTATCTCTACCATCATCTTGACTTGGTGGAAAATATCCATCAAATGAAAACTCAACGTCTACTTTGTCCCAGTATTTTTTCTTTGTATTCCCACCGAATGATATGAATGTTTCAAAGTCTTTACTAAATACATTGTCATTACTATTACGACTTGTAAAACCAAGTGACATTCCTTTCCAACTTCGTCTTGCATCTATTTTTAGATACCTTACACCTTGACTTTCTTTATTCATATATTCTGGTTTAAAATACACGCCATCATCGATTTTTACCCAAAACAAATCATCTATATAAAACTCTCCTAGTTCTCTTTCCCATTGTCTGTTAAGGTAAAAGTTATCTTTGCTTATTCCAACACTGACCTCATAATCATCAGGATTAGGTTGTACATTTGGCGTCCTTGCTGCAAATGAACTGAATAACATTACACCTGCCAATAAACTGTCTAATACCATTTTAGTCTCCTACTCCGAAGTATTCTAATATACCCCATATTACTGCTATGCTGATTGCGAAAAACATTATGTAACTCATTAGTATTCTGGTCTCCTTCCAAAATTATTTTTTTCGAATCTCTTTTTTAAGTGTCTCTTATACCATATAAGAAACAAAATCATTTTAATTTTATCAACCATGTAACTCAAGATATTTCTCAACTGCAAGCTCCTTGTGTTTAGCTTCAACAACAATATCAAGATCATAGCCGTAAGTGTCAATCTTCTGATAGACATAATCAGAGTGTGCTTGCGGCCTTATTTTTGGATCATTCTTTTCTTCACTTCTTGATTCAGAATAGTGGAAACACGGTGTGATTCCTTCAGGCCAAGTTGAAGCAGCTAGCTCAACTGCAGCACTCTCAGTAAGATCTCCAGGACAAAACCTGTGGTGATGATAATCGAAAACAATTGGTATGCCAATACGTTTGTAGACATAATCATATAATTCCTGAGTTGAGTAACAAGTTGCTTTATCATCGTTTTCAACAGTTAGACGTGTCTGGACTGATTCTGGTAGGCGCTTAAAGTTCTGAACAAATCTTTCTATTGCATTTTCTTTTTCGCCATAAACACCACCGGCATGAATATTAATTTTATTGTACGGTGTTCTTGATAAACCCATCATGTCAAATACTTCACCATGTATTGTAAGATCGTTAATACAGTTTTGTACTACGTGCTCGTGAGGTGATGTAAGAACATTGAATTGTCCAGGGTGTGTTGTCAACCTTAGACCGTGTGTGTTTGCCTTTGTTCCTGCTGAGCGCAACCACTGTTTAATCTCTTCTAGATCTTTTAGGTCTGACCATTCATACTCTGTCTTCCAAGGGATCATCGTTGATGATATCCTAAACAGCTTATAACCCTTTTCAATATTCCAGTCTACTATCTTATCTAGATCTTTTACATTCTTAAGAATCAGCTCTGATGCAAGGTCTGTGCCCTTTGCTTCAAATGTGCGCTTAATCATTTTACGACCTGTTGTGATTCTTCCTATACCTTTCGGTTGTCCGCCATATTGCTGCGGATAGCTAAGTTGCATATTAATGCATGCATAACCTAAATTCATTTGTGCCTCTTTATTTCTTTTTAACACGACGTCTGCGATATTTTCTTTTTGGTTTAACTTCTTTCTTCTCTTCATGCCAAGGGTATAATGTGTATTCTTTCTTACCAAGAATAAACTCCTCGACTTGTTTCATTACTTCTATTATCTTCATTAACTATGTCCCATTTCTGTTTGCATCTCAAGTGCTGTAGCCAAATATAAATTTAACACCTTGTCAGTTGGCCTCACATTAAGATTGTTGTTTTGAAATATTTCCCATGAGTCTTTTGCATACTTTCCGATTCCGTGTAAATCAATTGGATCATTAAATCCGTCTATATATTCTTGACTGAATCGTTTGAGTGTTGCTGCTCTCTTGTATTGCATACCGAGCGGCATCAGCAGTTCTGAAAGTTCTGCTAGCTTAGCATTTGCTAGTGCTTGTGGAGTTGGATACGTTTTAAATAGTTTGTGTCGTACCTTATCCACTTGTTTTCTAGTTGTGAGATTTAACATAATACAACAGACCAACATTTTCCATGGGTCATTTTTATATATATCTTGCAAAAGTCTCAAATTGCGAATTTTTATCATATAACTTCGACTATGTTCGATGCCTTAACTGAAGTTAGTTCCCATGAGTTTGGATTAGTAGACATAAGCTCACCAATCTTATTCTCAACAACTGAAACAGTAGTTGCTTCTCCGACAAGAATCTCTTCTTTTAATTTCTTGATTCTTGTATTTCCTTTATTACCTACAGGAACTTCTATTTCCTGTACAACTGTTGCTATATAGTATTTCATTTATTTTCCTTTATTTTAGAATTTGAAAAAATCTTCATAATCATCGGCGTACATTTTTGCCACGAAATACAACACTACTGCTGTAATTCCTAATCCGAGATATAAACCTAACATGTTAACTCCTTATTTAATTTGTAAATTTTGTAACCACTCAGGTACATTCTTTTCCATATAATGCTGTATCACAAATGCTTCTGCTAAGTGTGAGAAGAACCAAAAGAAACAAAGTATCGGAACGTATATTCTATAGTCCAAACCTATAACAGAAACACCTAACCAAGTAAAGAATATCATACCCATTGACTTAGTTAGAAAACTAATACCACTAAATCCCAGACTCATTATGCTTCCTCTTGCGACAACTACATAAACTCCGATGGCTAGATGTAATAAGTTTAAGAATGACGGTGCAATCACACCCATTAAAAAGTATAAACCTATTTCCATTAGACTTGCCTTCCGTTTTCATAAACTGTTTTACAGACAGGAAATCTCAATGAGTATTTGCCTGTCTTGTCTTGTGATTCTTCAAAGTACTGTACAGTGATTTCTTTACCAACAATATCTTTTGGATTATTATAGTAGTGATTTCTCTGATCCAATGTAAAACCAGATCCAACAGATACTGTATTACCCTTGTGTTCTATTAGCACGTTTGTCATAGTCTGTATTGTGACTTCTTGCTTTAGCTCTTTATCAACGATTCTAAATGGTCCGTACTCGATGTCTTTGACTATATATTCTTCATCATGCATCTTCTTTACTTTAAGAATATCATTAGAACGTTTACCTTTGTAAGGCGCATCTTTACGAAGCATAATTCCTTCCCAACCCATTGATTCAGCCATCTCTAACAAGCCAATAATCTCATCTTTATCTTCAACAAACTCATGAGTTACGATATCAATTGGAAAGTCATGATCCCATAATGGATTTCCAATCTTCCAGTGTATATCATCATAACGTGCCGCAAAAGCTCTGTGTTTGCTTGATTCACCAGAATCAAACTCATCAAGTGTAAGAATATCGAACACCTTAAATTTAGGATTTTTAATTGTGTGATCTTTGCGTCTGATCTCTTTAATAACTGATTGGAAGTCTTCATCACCGTTATCATCAACAATACATAACTCACCGTCCAATACAACATTTTCTTTCATAATAGAGTGTTCAGCAATTGAATCTGTAATATTACTTAGCGTAAAAAATTCTTTACCTTGACGTGAAAAGTATTTTACAGTACCGTTTTCAATACGCATAAGAACTCTTACACCGTCAAGTTTTCTGGACCACATCCAACGATCTTCAGTAGGATCAAAACGTTTTGCGAAGTCTTCGTACTTAGTAGCTAGTGCAACATCAAATGTAGGAATCAAACCAGGAATAACTCTGTTAATTAGCTTTGCATCACAACGTGCTTTTAAGTTTCTGCCGAAAACAAGTGATAACGGTAAGTCCCATGTTGTACCAATTCTAAGTCTGTAATTGTTTACACAACCTAGCGCGCTGTGACCTGTGATGTTTCTGTTGCTCAGCATCTGAAGAAGATCGAATATAGTGCCATCGAACTCGAAGTCGAGATCTTCACGTTTAAGAATATTCTTCCAAGTTACACCGTACTGCATATAAGAATTATACATCATCGAAACTAGCTTTTGTAATTCTGTGTTAGGAACTAAGTAGTCTTTTAAAACTTGGACTTTGTCATTTGTGCTAGTTGTAGCATTAAGACGTTCATGGAGAATTTGAAGATTGTGAAGCAATTCTCTATCTCTTGGTGTATTAACTAGTCTACGATTATTCATTATACGAACTCCGGGTGACCGTTAAGTGCAGCATTAAAGTCTGGATATAAATCACAAAGATCATCTAGTGATTTTATAGTTCCTTCGAAACCTGGCATATCTTCTTGATCATCAAAACTAGCTGTGATGAATGGACCGTTCTCATCAACATCGACATCGAAGTCGCCTTCAATATAGTCTGGAACATCTCTATCCAGATCGATTTCTGTTGAAATAAAGTTTGTGTTTGTGTTTTTCATAATAACCTCTTATTTAATATGCCTTAACTTAACACTTTTTCGCGACAAAGTAAAGGCTTTTTTTTAATTATTTTCACTTTTTTTAGAAGTCACCTTCTGCAACTTGCCAAACATCCATCCCTTCTCTTCTCCACATATCAACAACTTTCTTTCTATCATCAACAACCAGGAATACAGAGTCTTTACCTAACTCATGTAACCATTCTCTTTTTAGTTCTGCATCATCAACAAACTTCATGTGCTGTGGTCTCATTCTTAATATATCCCATTTTATCTCGTTATCTTCCAACCACTTCTTTGTAGCATTCTCAGTGACGTCTAACCGACCAGAAAATATTACAACTCTAAAACCTTTTTCCCACATCATCTTTGCAAGCAACACGACGGGCAAATTAGGTTCATCTAACTTTATATTCTTAGGATCAAAGAATTTGTCCCAATCCATCTTACCGTTATCCTTAGTAGACAGATTGCGACGTTTCTCTATATCGGCTAGTGTGCCGTCCAAATCAAATATTACTGTGTTCATATAACCTCTCATTTATTTTATATTAGAATCTAACACTAAAAACCTATTCGCGTAAAGGCTTTTTTTCATATTTTTTAAAGTTTTTATGGTCAAGGTCCAACTCAAACAGGCAGTCAAAACATATAGAATAACCTCCAGCCATGTCTTTATTACGATCACACCTATCACAATGCTCAGCAACGTCTGTATTGTTCTTTATATGTTTGGGTGTGTAAGGGCACATAAGACAACCGTGACCGCAACAATAACCTCGATCTAATAAGAATTCTTTAGACAGCATCTACAGCGGCAGACCACTCAATAAGATGTGAGTGTCTATCCAGACTTTAATTAAAAATCCCACACTCACACCCAGGGCAAATCCGATCAAAATTAATATTATGTCTTTATCATTATTCATGTGCTTTTTAACGAAAAATTTTTTTCCAGGCTAATTCAATTCAGGGCTCAACTCATACGCCTCATCAACAACCAGAAAGGTCAATATCCATTTCCGGTCAGGACCGTCATCCCACTCCTCATAACCGGCCAATTTACATGTATTGGTGGTCATACGCTTTACAACAGGATCCATCTGGTCCTCGCGATCGCATATAATTAGTATCTCGTTGCCCCGCGTCCGGACCATAACTTTGTTATCGGGCCTATTATAAGTGTTATCAGGCTTCATTACGCTCCTTGCGTATCCGATACGGATTCCACTCTTCGCCGTCCTCCACCCAGTCATCTAAGTCCCAGTCGGGCTCGCGAATACCACGTTTGACTTCGAGATTGTCTAGCTCTTCCGTGGCATGCAGGAGTGCACTTTCAAGCTCTTCCTTTTTATGCCTATACCATGCGAGCCGACCGATATACCATGCCCTAGCTAATAAGAATCCGATTGCCGCATATAATAGTTCATTCATAATAACTCCCTTTAGATATAAGTATCACGATCCCTTGGCTTTATTCATACTAGCTGGTAATCTATGACCCTCTAATTTTAACTGTTGCTCGATCCGAGACTCTAAAATCTGTTTCCAATTGAGCGGTGCGCTAAGACCCTCTATCAGACTATTAGTAATATTAATTCGCTTCGCCTTAGCCGTAGGGGTGGGGACAATAGCAATAAACTTAATATGCGTATAATCTAACTCTCTCATAATCCGTACTATATTAACATTAGTAGGATCAGGCACCTTAGGCCCCTTACCTGTACTACCAACGGTACGGTGTTCACCCCGCTCATACATCTCCAGCCGCTGCCCGAACTTGTAAGTCTCACCCACCTTTAATATTTCTATGTCTTCGGATCCGGGAGTATAAGCTATCATAATATAGGCACCGGGTCCTACACTGTTCAAACGCTTCCGATCCGTACCCCGGCTAGTTCGGTAGTCTGTATGTAATGTGAAGGTCGATCCCAAGAGCTTGTTGGTTGGGTTGGTCCACGGATCCGATATCTCCAAGTCTCCTAGTATTTCACATTGCAACTCATCATCCGGCTTGGAGCCGTATTTGCTAAGCTCGAGTATCTTTTGTAATGTCTTAGTGTATTTCATAAGTAACCTCTTAATTTATAAGTAAATCTAACACTTCTCGGGGTAAAAGTAAAGGTTTATTTTCAACTATTTCGGTAGGGGCTTCTACGGTATACCGTATTGATATATATTTTAGTATAGGGTTAAAAAGTATACGTGACATAAAAACAGCCTTGTGTGAGGAAAATAAAAAAAAGGAGCTCTCGATTTCGGCAGAGAGCCCCTTATCATCTTAACGGAGGTTACTTGTTAATTATTCATCAGCTTCAACATCAGTGAATAGCTCTTCCTCGGAGGAATCACCGGTGAACTTTTGGAGTACTTGCTTTACATAAGTTCTCTCAGATTCTAAGCCGCCAGTACTATCGAAGCGTGGGAGGATAGTTACCTCAGCCGCCTCTGCTAGTGTGAATCCGTCGCTTAGCAGTCCAGCAGCTTCCACGGAGGTTCTTGTACTTACGTGTGTACTCAGCTTACCTTCATCGCCAGCAGATTCTATACGTGTCATATAGCTAAGTTCGG